TACTACAATTCCAGGAGATGCTAAATTTAGAGGCATCTTTTATACTCCGAATCTCAGATTATGCTAAAAATATTTATGAATATACCTATTTACATGTAGTCCCACATGTATGATCGATCCCCATACTCATCTAAATGCCAAGTATCACCATCTTTATCAACAAAACTTGTATTATCTAATCCATCAGCAATAAAACCAAATGGAGCCATATCCTGTTCTATCTGATTCTTTTGTTCTTCGTATATTCTCTTACGGATGTCATTATCAGACATCTCTTTAAAGTAATCTTGTGCAACTAACCATGCAAATATAACAAGACACATAGCAAGATCATCGTTACATCCTTCCTCTGCCTCAAATGAATTATGCCTCTGTGCAAATGTTGTTAACTCTGAAATAATCTCATAATCACAAGTCAGAAGTTTATTATCCTCCATCATGGTTTTAAGATTAGAACATCCCAACTTCTTAACTGCAGATGTCATTCTGACACCAAGTTGAGTCTTCTTACCAGAAAAACCTTGTCCTACTATTTGACCTGCTCTACCTCTCATAGATGCCATCAAAACATTTTCATACTCAAGATCATACTGAAGTATACTTGCAACCTGATCACCTATATCATTCACTTCTATTAATAGATATGCCTGATTATATGCCTTTGCTACATCTATAATAATATTAGGAAATAACATAGGTTTAATTTCATTATTCCTATACTTTGCAACTACTTTATATGGAAATTCTGTTGTATCAAAAACTATAAATGCAGAATAATCATTACCCAATCCTCTAGCAACGTCAACAGTTATTATATAATTATGCTCTTTAACTGGTGTTTCGTAAATATCAAGTCCAGCATTTCTCGTTTTAGGTGCTTCATATACAAGATTTCTAAGTATTGCTGGATTAATAAGAGTATTAACAGATCCTAAGAATTCACATTCAAACTCAATTTTAAATTGCTGTTCTGATGTGTTTGCAATTGTTTGCTCTTTCCATTCCTCATCTCTACCAGGAACTTCACTCCAGTGAACATCAGTTGCTACATACTCACTCTTTCCTTTTTCACTATCGTGCCACATACGATAGAAATGATTCATACCCCTTGGGGTAGAAACAATAATTACTTTAGTGCTCTGTCCAGAAGTAATAGTTGGATAAACGGAAGCAAAGAAATCATCAGCAATGTGATTCGGGATGAATGCGAACTCATCCAAAAATATGACATTATAAGATCCACCACGAACAGCAGAGGAAGAAGTAGAGTTTGCCGATATTTTAGATCCATTTTCTAATTCCAAAGAACCTTTATTCCAAGATATTATGCCCTGTTGCATCCATCGAGGTAGATTTTCATATGCAAGTTGCAATCTGCCAAGTAGATCTCTAGCCGTGGACGCTTTGTTCGCCAGAACAGCAATGTTAACATTATCGTTGAAAACTGCATAGTGTAAGAGGTATGATATACAGGTAGTAGATTTACCCGTCTGCCGAGGCATCTTACAAATATTAAATCTGTTCTCGTGGAATCTAGTAATTAACTTCTCTTGAAAATCATACATGTTAAAGGGAACCAATCCCTCATCAAGAGAAACAATTTTTATATACTTTCTAGCAAAATATACAGGATCATCTTTACACTTTAAAAACTCAAGAATATTCTCCTGAGAAAATTCTATAGGGGTATTCGCCTTCTTTAGGTTGGGATTACCTAAGTATACTTCTTGTGACATAACAAATAAAAAACTTACTAATCAGTAAATCCTGCTGCTGCTCCCTTTACTCCAGCATTAGCAGCAAATATTGCTTGTGTACTTACTTTCTCTAAAAACTCAACTGAACCTGCTGGCATAGTAAACGAACCAACAACTGTTCCATTTTGTTCTGTTACAAGTGTTACTAAGTGTGCATTTGAATCTGTATTAACAAGACGAACAACAGTAGCACTACTAAATGTACTTGCTGATCCTGTTGCTGTGGCACATGCCGCTTCAGCACCTTTAATCAAAGTTCTTGACATTACTCTTACTTACACTATAAGGTTATTTATTCATCAGCAGTTCTCGTTGATGGGAACTGTCTAACATCTCCAGGCCAAATTATTCTTACAGCACCAGAACCACCTTTAGCTCCTACGCCACTACTAACACTATCACCACCGCCACCGCCACCATAATCTCCACCATTTCCACCGCCACCAGTTCCAGTAGTACCACCAGATGCACCAGTAGCACCACCAGATCCACCAGTACCACCATCAGCTGGACCGCCACCAAAATTAGCACCTATTCCATTAGATCCTTCACCTAATATTCCAGTTCCACCGCCACCGCCAGCACCGTTGAAACTTCCACCGCCACCGCCAGCTCCACCACCATAACCAGTACCACCATTAGCAGAAGCGGAATTACTACCTCTATCACCATCACCAGAATATCCAGCAGCTCCACCACCACCAGCAGAAAGGCTACCACCAGAATAAGAACTTGCAGCAGAACCACCACCTGAACCACCACCATCTCCTACATAACTTCCACCACTATGGGTTTGACCACCTGGACCCCTACCACCGTGTTTACCACCTGGACCACCACCACCTTTAACAGTAGTTGCATTTATGAAATATGAATCTGCTCCATCTTGACCATCATTACCTGGAGTACCTCCACCAGCACCACCATCACCAACTACCACGGTATAGTTTGAACCAGGTGTTACAGAAATATTATTTTTATATCCAAGTCCACCACCTGTACCACCGTGTCCACCTTCAGCATTACCACCAGTATCAGTAGCACCTCCACCACCTCCACCACCAATAGCAACAACTGAAACTGCACTTACACCAGAAGGACAAGTCCAACTATAAGCTCCTGCTGTTGTATATGCTTGTTGTCCTGCCGATACTGTAGATGTATCATTAATAGTAACTGATATAGTATTACCAACTTGACTTGATCTAGCAGAATCATTATATAATTTAATAGTAATAGTTTCTGTTCCTTCTATAGTTCCATCTTCGTCAAGTGTATGAGAGAAAGTAAAACCACCACTAGAAATAGTGCCACTTCCTGTTAATGCTCCAGATGAAAAATCAGCAGATGTTATACCACTTCCAGATAATTCCCAATATAATGTAGTTCCCTCATCTACATTAGTGGTTGAAACTGTAGTAGTAAAATTACCATCTTCATCTACTTCTGTAGCAGATACTGATAAAGTATATGATGCTACAGGTCCAGTTGCATTAATAAGATTCATATAGGGAGAAAAAGCAACTTTCGTTACTTTAATGTCAGAACTACCCTCTAATGTATCTGTAAAATCTTTTTCACAATATAAAACTTTACCAGTAGCTGCTAAAAAACTTCCTTTAACAGTACCACCAGAATCTTTTTGAGTTACTAATATATTAGATGCATTACTATTATAAACCCTTACAATAGAAGCATTACTAATATTAGTAGGAGATCCTAAATTACTCTCAGTTCCTAATATTTTCATTTAACCCACCGCCTTTGTAGTTTTTGTTTTCTTCTTCACAAGCAGTCTATTTTGTGAGGGTGTAAGAGGAACTTCTTTTGTTGGTCCTGAACCTGGTTTAAGACTATCTGGTAAACCAAATTTATTTCTAGAACCACTTGGATCTATAATTGTTCCACCACCACGATAAGCACCTTCACTAGTAACTTTTGGTGCAATAACATTACCATGTCTATCAACCCAAGTAGTATTTTTTCCTACCCATTTTGTTTTTCCTGTTGGTCTATTTTTAATTTTTGAATTTCTTCTTTCACGTCTTCCTTCCTTACTACTCAAATATTCATTTCTCTTATTTCTCAATTCTCTCTTAGTAGGTTGAGATTCTATTTTTTCATTCTTAGAAGGATCAATAGTTTTCTTACCATCATTAGTTATAGGTGCTTTAAGTCCTGTAGCAACTTTATCTTTAATACCTGTTGCAGCACCAAGAGTAGCACCAGCAGTACCAGCACCAACAACCTTTATTTTATCTGTAGCATTTTTTACACGATCACCAACTCCCTTTAACACCTCCGTAGCTTTTACACTTTTTGGTGTAACATTCTTCAATTTAGATGTGCTACCAGTTTTAGAAGCAGCACCACCCAATACATCTACATCTTTTGCAGTTGTTTGAATTTCTGCTTTCTTAGCATTAATTCTATCTAATTTAGCTTTAGTTCTATTTGCTAGATTGCTACCAGCATCTTTAACATTTTGCATAAAACCCTTAAAGGATTTTACTAAACGACCACCTTTACTAGGTGCATCAATTCTTGGATTTTTAGTTACTGATATACCATCAGGATTTCTTAATTTTTTAGCAGTAGAAAAAATATCTTTAGTTAATTTTGAATCTTTGACTGCACGATTAACAATACTTCTAGTTCCTCTTCCAGCATCATAAACCTTTTTACCTGCCCATAATGTATTTTTAATACCACCTGCTAAAAGAGATGCCCATCCGAGATCCCTTTCAGATCCTTCTGTTATTATAGTAACAATCTCTTTATCATTATATCCCTCAGAGATTAATGATTCTGTGACCATTTCCAATCTCCAATTAGAAGCACCTTTAATTGGTTGTGGTTTAATTATATCTACTGTTTCTATTTCTGTAAAATTCAATCCATCAGCAACGTTCTGAACACTTATACCACCTTCTATATGTTCTAATTTCACACCAGTTGCCTTTTCAATATCAGATTTTCTCTTATCTCCACCTATCTTCATATTCTTTCTTGCATCATCAAGTGCTGCATCACCTTTCTTCTTTAAGAATTCACCACCTTTTTTAAGAGCATATGCACCAGCACCAACTTTAATAAGTTTACTGAGAAGACCTTCAGTAGTAACTTCCCCTCTCCAATTGTTTAGAGATTCTTGCTTTACTCTTATATTATTCATGGAACGGATTAATCGTCTTTATTATTTAGAATACCTTCCTTTAGCATCTTTGATAACTCAGTTGTTGAACCTACAAATAATGCGTTATTTGTAACAGTATTTGGACCTTTAGGTTTATCTTCTTCTAGATCTTTCATCTTCTTCTGAAGATCTGCTAATTTATCCGTAATATCTGCAGTTGATTTTAATACTTGTCCAGCAACTTCATATGCTCTTGGACTTGCACTTTCACCAGCAAGTTCCATAACTCCATTTAGAGTTTCCTGTCCTTTCTCTATTAATGAATATAACTGTGCTCTTGCGTACTTGTAATCCTTTTCAGCATCATCAGTAATATCGGGCAGCGTATCCTTTCTTCGGATACAACCACCCTCATTAACTTGCTGAACTTCTATTTCAGTGTTAAATGTATCATTCAAACTATCATAATTATCTTTCATGATTAAATATCTATTTTACGAGTAGGACTAAATTCTTTTCCATCACCATAGAAAGTCGAAGTTTCTGTAAATCCAAAATCGTCACCTGGTGGGATTAATGGATCATCATACTGATCAATTACTGCATCTTCATTATAATCTTTTTTCGCTGCTGCTTTTACAGTATATCTTTGCATACGTTTTGCTGTTTGTGTATTACTATCAGAATAGTAATCAACTTGAACCTTACGAATGAGACCTTCTGTAGAATCTGCAATAGGTCCAAACATATAGGTCTTAGCAGTAAAATTTAAAGTGTAAATTAATGCTCTTCTGGTTTCAAAATTACCTTCATAATCGTCAGTAAATGTAATACTATCAAGCACCATAGGAACATCTCTTTTTTCTCCTATTGACTTTACCAAATCAATAGTTAATGTAAAACCTGGTTGAAAAAATGGTAAAATTTGTTCCAAGATTTGCATAGAATCATCTTGGAGTTTTGTAAGAATATTCAATTCAAATCCCAAATT